TTTCTTTGCTTTCCCCAATCTACAATGTAGGTTTTCATATTCAACTCCTAAGTTTAAACAACCTCCGGCGAGGCATCGCGTAGAATAGCGATCCTTGATCCGCAACCTTTTCCAAGTCGCCTTTGATGACGAGGCAATCAAGATCAAGCTTGAACATCTCGAGCGTGACCGCGACTTCGAAGGTTAGATTGTATTCGTCCCATAGGAGATCAAACTCCCAAAGGAATTCCGGCGTCTTAATCAACGCCATGACTTTTTGCTGTGTTGTGTTCATACACCACAAAACCCTGCAAGTGCAAGTTGCAGGGCGTGGGGTTTGTGTTAGTAAAAACTAGCAACCAGCGGTTTCTAAATACAATTTGAACGCTTCATTTTTTGGCATCAAGTTGAGGCAAGTGAGATTCTTGAACCGAGGGTGCTTTTTAACTTGATCCAATATTTCAGCGGTTGGCTTGAACTTAGATTTAAGGCAGGTTAATTTGCCATCTTCAACAAATGTGACGCGTCGCATTTGCTTTTTGAACTCGTCACGTCCAGCCCACTCGTTCATCAAGTCGCCAACAACGATGTCGAGCGTCATCTTTTCTTCATCGTTGTAAGCACCTTTCCACGTTGGGAAGGTTTCACCAATGCGATTTTCTAATTCGGCGATTGTTTCGCCTTTGTCAGACACTCGCTCAACTTGATCAGGCCCTCCCCAACCGTCGTTGCTAACGGTTGCGTAACGCTTGCCGTCAACGTAAAGCATCGCGTTGAAGCAATGCGTCTCTTGTGAGTTTGCGGCCAAATGCTTGACCGATTTTAGTTCTATTTTTGGTTTCATATTTGTCATCATGGTCACGACAATTGGGATGAATTTGATCTTGTCAAATTTATTTTCGATTAGACCCACAAAAACCCGAAAAATCGGTATAATATAAGGGTATAAATGTTCGACTTTCTCAAACGGAAGAAGGCGGAACCACAAGCAAACCTGAGCAATCCAGACGAATGGCTGCTCGATGCGTTGCTTCGCGGTACGTCATCAAGCGGTGTCAAGGTGACTCCGGTCACGGCTCTTGGCATCTCGACGGTTTACGCTTGCGTCAACGTCATCAGCAAAACCCTAGCCTCTCTTCCGCTTTGCATTTATGAGCAAACCGAAGACGGCAAGGTCAAAGCATACGATCATCCGCTCTACAATTTGCTGACGCTCCAGCCGAATTCAACGATGACCATTTCCGAAGTTGTCGGAACGCTCGTCGCCAACCTAACCTTGCGAGGCAACTCATACGCCTTACTCAGCCGCGATGGTCTTGGCAATGTTCGACAGATCATGCCGGTCGAACCTAGCGATATGCAATTGCTGGTCGATCCGAACACGAACCAGATCGACTACCGAATTGACGGAAAGAAGATCCAGCGATCTCGCGTCTTGCATTTCAAGGGAATGTCATCGTCCGGAGCCTTGGGATTCGACACGACAACGATAGCAAAGGACGTCATCGGTTTGGCAATCGCCTTGCAAGATGACGTTGCCAGCTTCTTCAAAAACGGAGCGAAGATGGGATCAATCCTTCTTAGCGACAAGACCATGAAGGCCGAGCAGGTTGCGAAGATCCGCGAAGCATTCGACAATCGCCACAAGGGATCAGGCAACGGCTTCAAGACCGCCGTTCTCACCGATGGCCTTCGTCCATTCACCGAGCGATTCAGCTACGCCGACAGCCAGCTTTCCGAGCAACGCAAGATTGCGACGCAAGAGATCGCTCGCGTCTTCGGCGTTCCGTTGTCGAAGCTTCAAATCGAATCGGCTACGCCTCGGGCAAACGTCGAAGAATCCAATCGCGACTTCGTGACCGGTACGCTCCGGCCCATCGTCGTTGCGTTCGAGCAGGTCTTGAATATCGGACTCGTTCCGGAAGGATCTCGCTCTCGCTTCTCGATCGGCTTTAATATGGACGCCTTGCTTCGCGGAAACATCGAGGCAAGATACAACGCATATCGAATCGGTCGAGAGTCCGGCTTTTTGTCGGTCAACGAGATTCGGGCCTTGGAAGGAATGAACGCGATCGGTCCGGAAGGCGACAGCTTCTTGCAGCCGCTTAACTACACAACACTCGGCCAAGCTCCTGCTGACGCCGAACAATTGGAAGGGGAATCCATTGACTAAAATTTACATCTACGACGAAATCGGCGGCAACGGCATCACGGCCTTGAACGTCGTCGACGAGCTATCCAAAGCCGAAGGCGATTTGGAAGTCCACATCAACAGCGGAGGCGGAAGCGTCTCTCAAGGTATTGCAATTTACAACGCAATCAAGCAATACGACGGCCAAGTCGTTGTCTACGTTGACGGATTAGCTGCATCAATCTCTTCAATAATAGCTCTTTCTGGTGGAAAGCTCATCATGGCCCAAGGCTCTTTGATGATGGTTCACGAGGTTTGGACACAACTGGCCGGCAACGCGTCTGACTTACGCAAGGAAGCCGAGGTGCTGGATAAGCATACCGACACCATTCTCGACATCTACGAAGCGAATACTCCGCTCTCACGCGACGAAATTCAGAAAATGCTCGCCGCCGAAACATGGCTAACCGCTGACGAAGCTCTTGAGCTTGGAATCGCGGACGAGATAGCCGGCGAAGCAAAGCTGGCCGCGTCAATCGACTTGAGCCGTTTCCAGAACGCTCCGGCAGCGATTGAGAACTTGATCGAGCCGGTTGCTTTGTCGATGGTCCCGACGCAAGAGATGGCCGACGTCGCGGCTCAAGCTTTGGAATGGCGAAAAGAATTTAACCGAGGCGGAACCGAAGTCGGCGTCGCCCGAGCAAGGGACATAAAGAATCGCCGCGAACTTTCTCAAGATACGGTCAACCGGATGATCAGCTTCTTCGCTCGTCATGAAGTAGATCAAGAGGCGGAAGGCTTCTTCGAGGGCCAAGATGGTTTTCCGTCCGCAGGCAGAATAGCTTGGGATTTGTGGGGAGGGTCGCCCGCTAGAGCTTTTGCGGAAGCTCGCCGCGAGGATGATTCCGAAAACTACTACGATCCCGAAGAGGATGAAGAGGAAATGAATTCCGTTGACGAAAATTTTGTCGCTCGTCTCGACGCTGCTAAGGCTCGTCTGGCGACACTAACTAAACTGGCCCAGCTCTAGGCGAGCGAATCGGCCACAACCATATACATACAAAAAACAATGCAAAACCTATATGAAAAAAGAGCTTCGCTGGTATCTTCCATGCGTGAAGTTCTGGACGGCAAAGAAGGTTTGAATGCAGAAGATCAGGAAAAGCTGAACACGATTGAAGCCGATTTTGACTCTGTTGAAAAACAAATCCGCGCCGAAGAAAAACTCGCCAAGGTCGAGGACAAGCTCGCTTCGATGATCGAAGAAAGCTACTCTCCAAAGATTGAGGCTTCCAACGAAAAAGACGTTGATGGCTATCGTGCCAGCTTCGATCTCTACGTTCGCAAGGGCATCAATGCCTTGAACGCCGAGCATCTCAACGCCTTGCAGGAAGGAACCGACAGCGAAGGCGGTTTCATCGTTCCAGAAAGCTTCGAAACCACAATGGTTGAGATCCTTCAGGACGTGAACCCATTCCGCTCGGTTGCTAACGTTATCAGGACCGCTTCGGACCGCAACATCCCTGTTGAAAGCTCCATCGGATCTTTCGCTTACGTTGCAGAAGAAGGAGCATTCGGAAACAGCGATCCAGCTTTCGCTCGCGTAACACTTGGTGCGCATAAGTCTGGCGGAATCATCAAGGTTTCCGAAGAGTTGTTGCAGGATGCTTTCTTCAATCTCGAAAGCTATCTCGCCAACGTAGCCGGACGTCGTTTCGCCAACTTAGAAGAAACTTCTTTTTGCGTTGGAACCGGATCTGCACAGCCTCAAGGACTGTTTAACCCAACCTACACGAACAACGTCACCGGAGCCGTTTCGGCAACTGCCGCAATCGCCAGCGACGACTTGATCGACGTATTCCACAGCCTCGGACGTCAGTACCGCGTTTCCTCTACTTGGCTTATGAACGACGACGCTGCAAAGCTGGTTCGCAAGCTAAAGGACAGCGATGGTCAGTACATCTGGCAGCCGGGTCTACAGGCCGGACAACCAGACACGATCCTGGGTCGTCCCGTCATTGTATCTACCGCTGCAACTGCTCCAGCCGTCAACGCGAAGTCCATCATCTTTGGCGACATGAGCTACTACACGATCGCAGATCGTGCAGGCGTTAGCGTTCAGAAGCTCAACGAGCTTTACGCAGCCAACGGTCAAATAGGCTACAAGTTCACCGCTCGCAACGATGCGAAGGTTGTTCTCAACGAAGCGTTCACTAGCTTCACGCACGGTGCGGCATCTTAATCTTGAAGATTGAGGCCACAACGAGCTTTGCCACTCTTAAAGGCTCCTACGTCGCCGGAGAAATCTACGACGTGGGACGCCTTGAGGGGTCGCAATGGATCAAAAACGGTTGGGCGGAAGAGGTTAAATCTCCGAAGCGTCGACCGGTAAAAAAGACAATTTAAGCCGGCCATCATTAAGCAAGGGTCACAAATTATCTAGCAGGGACATCACGCCGAAGGTGGTCGGCATCTTTTTTTAAACATGGATCATTGGACATACAAAGTCATCACAGCTCCGACGAGCGAGCCAATCACGCTGGCCGAATGTAAGACACAGCTTCGCGTTGAGTCTAGCTTTACGGATGACGACACTTGGATCAACGACACGATTTCAGTGGTCCGCGAGCAGGTTGAGGGCTTAATCAATCGAGCCTTGATGAATCAGGAACTTGAACTGGCTT